TCTCTTACTTGACTAGGTTTAATAGACGAATCAGTAAATTTATTTAAGATAGGAGCATCAAAAGATAAACCATTATGCATAATAAATGTATCTATATTTTTACTCCATTCTCCAAACTGTTTAGTGTCTTCTTGTACCCATTCTTTTATCGTATTAGTTTTAGGACATTTAGCTACTATACAATGTATCTCTGTGGTTTCATTTTTAAAACCATTTGTTTCTATGTCAACTATCGCTGGCATTTTCTTTCTCCTCTAATATACTTGAAACATAAAACTCTTCATCTACATATGTAAAACTATCTGGTTTTTCATATCGTTCTGCTCTTTGTTGTGCTGCCTTTTCATCTTTAGCTTCTATTTCTTTTCTAAAGTAATGAATCTTTTTAGCATACAAAGTAAATCTAGGCATTAATTTTCTCCTTTATCTTTTACTTTAAGTATTTTTAATAATCTTTCTTTTTCATTTAATTCATCTTCTATTGACGCAGTAGTAGTATGTAATGTATAATCCCATTGACTATCATCTCCATAAATTGTTTCTTCATAAACTACTTCTGCTTCATTTTCTAAATATTTTTCATCTGGAACTTGTTCTGTACTACAAGCCAACTCTTGTAACTCTTCATCAGTTAATTTTTTATTAGCTCTAACAGTCCATACTCTTGTATCTGTTGTTGTTTCTTCTACTGTCCATTCATATTTATATTTCATTTTATTCTCCTTTTTTTTCTATAGCTCCACACCAGCTACATTCTTCTCCTTTACCAACAAACATTTCCATCTTTTCTACTGGGCATAGATGATACCACATCCAATGCCCATCATGTTTAGTTAGTTTACCTTCTTCATTACTTTTAAATAAATTCTTTTGTGCTTTCACTATCATTCTCTTTTGTTTAAATGTTAATTTTCTTGGTTCATAAACTATTTTATTTTTTTTCATTATACAGTAAAATCATTAACACTGTCAAGTGTATTATCTTTTATTTCTGATAATCTACCTGTAGTTTTGTTATATAATAGACTACCAGCTGGTCCTGTATCACCTGTATATCTATTCTTAAGTATACGTAAGTTAGTAGTGTTAGCAACTAAAGAATCATGTGATTGTTGATTACGTTCTAATGCAATCACGCAGTCACTAAGATGTGCAATAGATGCTGAACCACGAAGATGTGATAGTGTAACTTCTTTACCATTTTCATGACCTATATCTCCAGTTGGTCTTCTTAAATGAGATACAAGTAATAAACCAATACCAGTTTGTTCTACTAAACTTCTTAACTTAGTCATAAGCATATCAATAGAACGTCTTTCGTCATCACTAGCTTGACCACTTACTAGTATAGATAAATGATCTAATATAATCCATTTACAATCTAAAGCTTTAGCCATGTATTGTACACGATTTAGTATTTCATCATTCTGTAATGAACCAAAATGATCAAATGCATAGAACCTACCAGTACCAATAGTCTTTTCTTGCCATTGTAGTAATTGTTCTTTAGGATATTGATCACGTATTTCTTTAATATATAATCTTGCATCAGCTTCAACAGACATAATATTAAATGCAGTCTTTTTAATATTCTCTTCTAATGCTAATACACCAATGTTTGTATTAGTAGTACGTAAAATATGATGCATTAGTTCTCTAGTAACAGATGACTTACCCATACCAGTACCAGCAGTAAAAGTAATTAGCTCACCAGAACGCATACCATAAGTCTTTTCATTAAGAGCTTCCCAAGGATACAAACAAGTATCACATTCTTTCTCATAATATAAAGTTTCTTGTAATGATTTTAAGTTTACAATACCTGCTGGAGTATAGACATCTGCTTCCCACCATTCACTCATAAACTTTTGTCGCTGACCTTTCATAAGATATTCATTAGCATCTTTAAGTTCCATACGCATTATCTTACATTTATTAGGTTCAAATAACTGAGCAACTTTCGCAGCAGCAGCTTTGCCATGCTCGTCACTATCAAAACATAAAATAATATTATCAAACTTATTTAGATATTCGTAAGATGCTTTACAGTCACGTACTGCACCAGCAGCACCAGTCTTAAGAGAAACAACAGACCATTTAGATCCCATCATTTCATAGGCAGACATAGCATCTATTTCACCTTCCGTAATAGTAATGTATTTACCTTTAGCAGCGAATAAGTTTTGACCAAAGAGAACAGCATTAGATAATGACCCTTCAGCCCAGAACTGTTTTTCTTTTGTAGTTCTAACTTTAGATGCTACATGAGAGCTATTAGCATCATAGTATTTATATATATGTTGTACTATTTCTCCTTCTGTATTACGTTTAACTTCTACATTAAACTTATTAGCAGTAGTATTACTAATTCTTCTATCATCTAATCCTCCTCTTTCTCCTTTTGTAAAGTTAGTTTGTACGACACCTTGTATAGGTGCTGGCTTTGTAATATCCATTTCATTCCTTTCTGGTGGTGTATAATGTTGACAAGAAAAACAATACCAATGTCCGTCATCATATAACGTATTAGCATCACTAGAACCACAACTAGGACACTCGGTTTGTTTAATAGCTTTTGACATAGATTCTCCTAATCTAAATTGTTTAATGCAGTTTTATAAAGATCTGTAGCAAAATCTTTTTTATCTTGTACAATATCTTTCATTTCTTTTTTAGCTAATTTTCTAGCTTCTTGTTTACTAAAACCTTCTTCTTGATATTCTTTAACAAGACCCCAATATATTTTATCACTTTCTTTATCCCATAATTGTTTAGGCATTGCTCCATACTCCTACAGTTATTGGTTGAAATAAATATGGATGATTTTTATTAGATGTATAAGTATATTTAAAGTACATACCTTTAACATGTTTCTTACTATTTAAATCTACATATGTTATAGTATCTTTACGTTTATCTTCTTCTATAACTTTCATTTTACATCCAAGCATAGTCCATAATCCTTTATGATATTTCATATGTTCTTTAATTGTCATCTTTATTCTCCTTAATATGTGACGCATCAGGATTTTCTATCCAACCTTTATCAGTAGTAATAGATTTAGATGGATAAACTTTACGTCTTAATTCGTGAAGTTCTTCAGTTAAACTTTTAATTTTTAAATAAGCATTACGTAATTGTTCTTGTAAGTCTCTAACATTTTTACGTAATAACTCTTCTATTTGTTGATTCATTGCATCCTCATTATAGTTACTTGACTGTTATAATAATCAAATCCCATTGGTGCTATTTTATTTATAAATTCTTTAGCATGTTCTTTAGATTTAAATCTCATAACATTATGATCATCTTCAACTAGAAAATCAGGCATAGTATTTTCACATGAAGTATGTGCTATAACAAAAACATTATTATTTAAATTCATATTAACCTCCATAAAAACGATTCATTATAGCACATTATAAACTTCATTGCAATAAAGTTATGCTCTACCTCCAGTATAAGTTATGTTCTTATCTGAAGAATGTTTAAATACAACACCTTTAGATAGCTGATGTCTCTTTAGAGATGGTGCTACTAAAGATTGATTGTAAGTATGTACTCTTTGTATACCTGCAACTACTTTCTTTACAACATATCTAAATGTATCAGCAACTTTATAGATACTACCATCTAATTTAATCCACTCTCTATATTGATCATTATCTTTTAGATGAGAACGAAAAGTATTAATAACTTTTCTTTCTAAACCAAAGACATCACCAGATAAATCCATAGATTCAATAAGCTCACAACCATTAGCAACATATGTACCAAAGTCTTTGTAAACTCTTCTTATTGGATCATTAGAAATACCCATCTTGTACCAATTATCATCTATTCTTTTAGCAATATAAATAGATTTATTATGCTGTCTTAGAGAAGGTTTAACTTTATAATCTCTAACACTAATAATTCTTGGTGTTTGTAATTTAGCTTTTAATCTTGTTATGTTCATTTTATAACTCCTTGTTATGATTAATAAATTTAAAAAGAAACGTAATAGTCTCTCTCGAAGAATGAGAGAGACTATGAAGTTTCATAGTATATATAAAAGAAAAAGCTTATTAGTAATATAATTGGAAATATATGATTCAACCATAAGTTCTTAGGCTTTGACGTACTAGTATCAAAATACTTACCAGTACGTTTAGCTCTACGTAATCTCTCTTTGTCTTTGTTCATTCTTATGTTTCTCCTTTCTTGTATATTTTTTCTTATTGCGTACTAGTCTACTGCGAAATAGTGGAAGGCGTAATAGTTTTGCAATAGGGTTTATCTTTCTTAACATTCTTCTTCTCCTTTCTTTCTCTATAAGGTATGTCAGGTATAACGATTACTTCTGAATCTGTCTCTATCCATACTTTAGCACCACAAGATAAAGGTTTATCAGGACTATAGATAACTTTACTGGGTCCTAGTATGTCAACCTGATGTCCATAGTTATTACTCTTATAAGTCTTAACAGTAATTACTGGATCTCTTTTATTATTCTTATGGTTAGATTTAATAACGTGTTGATTAATATGTATTTTAGTTTTCATTTCTTAGTGCATCCCTTGCTATTGCTGTTACTGAATCATCTTCTATATCTCCATGTCCTTTAACTACATCAATATGTTCTTCAGATAGTATATCATCTTGTCCTATGTATGTAGTTTCTTGAGTCATATGGTCTAATTTAAACTTATTAGTCTGTCCTACATATACAAATTCTTCTCTTACATTTTCTTCTATTTCATCAATAGATAACTTATCAGTAGAAGTTATAGTATATCTATCTACAATCTTTTTTGTTTTTATTATTTCATATTCGTATTTCATTCAAACTTACTCCCATCTGTTGTGTATTTAAAAATCATCATATAAATTTCTTCTACTATCTGTACAAATTCTTCTTGAGATATTTCATTTATATCTATTTCTTGAACAATATTAGCAAACTTTTCTACTTGTTTTTTTGTAAATTTTATATTCATTTTTTATCCTCCGTATTAGTATTACGTACTAGTTCATACTTAATTTTATTTAACTTTAACATATCAAAGAGACGAAATAATACATCTCTTTTCTTAGGTTTAGTTTTAAAGTTAAGCGTAATAGTAACCTGCCATTTCATTTTTCTTTCCATTCTTTTATAATCTTCTTTGCTTGTTTAGATAAGCGTAATAGTTCTTCCGTATCAGTATCTTGCATAAGTACATTATATTCTGGATGATTCATAGTATTTATAATATTGATTATTTCTTCCATAATATATAGAAGTTGTTGCTTAACGCTTAGCGTAGCAGTAAGTTTATTTTTCATTCTTATCCTCTTCTATATCTGATAAAGCACCTGCTTCAAATTCAAAGGTAGGTTCTTCTACCCATGCATCTCCTTTAACTAAAACACCTGGTCCATTACCTTCCCAGTCTCTTTGTACATATACTTCCATTACTTCATCACTATCTGGATGTTCTAGTGTAAGTACAGGATACATTGCAGGACCTACTCCTGGTATATCTTCTTGTTTTAGTTCTGCTTTTCTTATCTTCCAACCTTCAAAATGTTTATAATATTTTTCTTCAGTTAGGTCTGCTTGTTTTTCTAATTCTTTCTTTTGTTTTTTAATATCTATTACGTTGTCGTNAGTCATTATTTATTTCCTTTCATTTGTTTATACATTCTATCAAAGTATTTTTTAGTGCGTGCTAGTATAAGATTATTATCTCCATAACCCATTATAACTTTAAATGTATTTGGTGGACTATTATATATATGTCTAGGTATTGAATAAGCTACAACTTCTCCTTTTCTATAATCACTAGACCAATAGTTTTCTTTAACAATATATTTATCAAAGTTCATTATAGTTCCTTTCTATTTAATTACATATTCTGTTTGTGATATAGATTCCCATGTTTCACAGTCATCTCTTTGTTTCATATGCTCAATGTGAATCTTTTCCCATCTTTTATGATCTTCTGTATGTCCATATATTCTAAATATACGTAAAAGATTTTGATCATTGATAGGTATTTCAATCTTATCTACATCACCTCTATTTTCATACTTGCTAGTGCAAGGTACTAAGTTAATCTTTGCCATGTTATCCTCCTGTTAAGTTAATGAGCAGTTTAACAACCTACTCAGGTTGGACACACTTCTGTCAAGCAGGTAGTCTGAAATATTTATACACCCTCTACCTAAGTGTTGATGGCTTTGTTTATACCCAGATCGAAGGGACAGGAATCGATTTAAGCATTTTTCCTGTACATGTTTCATACCTGCACCATCATATGTATTAGTAATTATATTATATTATTAAGTTAATGTAAAGAACTAAAGAGTTCTTTCCTAGGGAGGTAAGAAAGAACTCGATAGTTCGTCTGGGAGGACTTATGCTGCATTAGCAAAGTCTATTGCCTTGCTTAATGCTTCCTGTTTGGCATTGCTAGCTGTNCCATACCAAGAACTCTGCATGCGTGCTGCATTATTANTACCAAACTTATGATCATATGCATAAGTTACAGTATTAAATGCATCCCACCATGTTTCTTTAGCTAGTTCAGATCCAGGAGTACCTTGATGATAAAGTCTCCTAACCTGTTTTGCTCTTCTACTTCTAGTATCTCCTCTTTCTTCTTGATACTTTGTTAGAGGAAA